TCTAGAGGAATAACCGCAGAGAACGCAGAGAACGCAGAGAAGGGACTTTTTAACCACGGATTGCACGGATTGAACGGATGGGGAACGGAAAAGATTTAACCGCAGAGAACGCAAAGAACGCAGAGACGGAGGCGGAGTTGAAGGGGGATTGCAAGGGGGTTTCATAGGTTGGGTAATCAGGCGATAAGGCCGCCGGTGATGGTTAGGGTGGCGAGGTTGGTGACGCCGATCGGGGGCGAGCATTTGAGTCGGACGGAGGCGGCGGTGAGGTTTTTTGTGGTCTCGGCGCCGGTGTGATCTTTGTGGGTGAGGGCGACGTCGTTGACGCCGGACCAGGTCTGGGGCGCGGTGAGGAAGAAAGCCATGGCGTCGGCGTTGTTGGCCTGCAGGATGGTGATGTCGAAGACGAGGTGCAGACCGAAGTTTGCGCGCTGGAGGAAGGTGAGGGAGGGGGCGCGGAAGAGTGCTTCCTGCTGGATGACGGGGCCGCCGTCGTTGTCGCGTGGGTTGGCGACGTTGGCGTAGTCGAGGAGGGTGGCGCCGCCGATGAGGATTTTCCATGTGCCGCGGTCAGACATATAGAAAAGCTGAAAGCTGAAAGCTGAAAGCTGAAATCAGAGGCAGAGGCAGAGGCAGAGATAGAGTAAGAAAAGAATTCATGAGGGGGCGGTGTAGGCGAAGAGGGCATTGGGGACGCCGGCGGTCCAGGTGCGTTGGTTGACGAATTCGATGTTGTTATGGCGATGGACACCGACCTGGTAGATCTTGCCGGCGCGTTTTGCGCCGACGGCTTTGAGGGTGAAGACCCAGCCGATTTGGGTGCCGGTGATGACGAGGTCTTCGAGTTCTTTGGCGTAGGGTTGGCCAGGGAGGACGGCGGTGGTGTCCTGGAGGCGGACGAGGGTGTTGACCTGGGTCTCGGTGAGGTTGGAGGGACGGAAGCTGGCTGTGATGGACAGGCCGCGGAGGATGATGTCGGCAAAGCCGAGGTCGGAGGCGGGGACGTCCACGGTTTCGAAACCGAAGTCGATATCGAAGCCTTCGATGCCGCCCATGGCGTTGTAGGGAGCGCCGCGGGAGCCCAGGGCGGCGCTGTAGATGTCGGAGATGATTTTGGTCTGGTCGAAGGTGGTGTCGGCGGTGGCGGCAGCTTCGGCGGCGAGCCAGAAGTGCGCGTCGAGGGGTTGGACGGCCGGCGCACCGATGCAGGTGACAGACATGGAGCCGAAGAGAGTAGAGGTGGGTTTGGCGGCCAGGCCGGGAGGTTTGGAGATGCCGCCGCGGCGCCAGGTGTAGGTTTTGTTTTCGGAGATCGAGGAGACAAAGACGACGCCTGAGCCGGTGAAGATCGATGTGCCGATGGAGGTGGGCGTGAGGTGGGCGGCGTAGAAGAAATTGAGCAGGCCGGCGGTTATCATGCCGACGGGTTTGAAGATGAGGACGTCCTTGCGGGATTTGTGGCGCTGGCCCAGGGGGCCGTAGGCGGACTCGGGGTTCCAGGCGTCGGTGTTTTGTTCGACGGAGATGTCGCGCTCGGTGTAGAGGACGGTGCCGGCGATGGAGATGAAGGCCGGGCCCTGGATGATGATGGGAAGGACGATGTTAGCCATAGATTAGTTGATGGTTGATGGTTGAGAGTTGAGAGCGGGACCAGAAATTAACCGCAGAGAACGCAGAGAACGCAGAGACGGAGTTTTAACCACAGAGGCACGGAGGCACAGAGACGGAGCAGAAAAAGCAGGAATTAACCGCAGCCCCGAAAGTCTTCGGGGTGCAGAACGCAGAGAACGCAGAGACGGAGGAAGAGCGGTTGTTCTCATGAGGGGAAGATTTCGGCGCGGGTGACCCAGGAGGCGGTGGTGCTTAGCAAGTCGGGATCGATGGGTTCGCCGCCGTTGCCGGCGTTGGTTGTGCCGGCGGGATAGGCGCAAGCGCGGATGATGAAGCCGGCGTCGGGGATCGGGAGCGCGGTGTTGTAGAGATGGGCGAGAGGGTTTTGCTTCGAGGGATAGGTCTTGGAGCCGATGCATTCGGCGGGGTCGCCTTCGATGGTGTAATAGATCTCGGCGTCCGCAGTTTCGGACAGGAGCTCGAGGGTGGCGCCGGTGACCTGGAAGGTGGGGCGGAGGCATTGGTTGAGGAGCTCGTCGTGGTCCTCGAGGCAGCGGAAATTGACCTGATAGGCTTTGACGGATTTGCCGAGTTCGTCGGCGAGTTTGACGGGTTCGATGCAGGGTTCGTCGGCAATCATGGTTTTGGCGACGCCATACATGCCGAAGATTTTGAGGAGGTCGCGGATCCGGCGGGCGACTTTGCGGGCGGATTTGCCGGTGCCGTTGGGGTCGCGATTGAGTTCGACGAGTTCGACGACCTGGAAGGCGGGGTGCAATAGCAAGGGATTGAACATGACGTCGGGATAGAGGTCGTCGGCGACGACCTGGAGGACGATGACGGCGACGCCGCGGCGGCCGGTCTTGGTCGTGACCAGGGCTTGCTTACGGTCCATCTCGGCTTTGAGGTTGCCTTCCTCGAAGACGACGACGGGGATGTCGATGAAGAAAGGATCGGCCTCGAGGCGCGCGGCGAGCTCGTAGGGGAGACGGTCGATGATTTCGAGGGAGCTGGTCATGGGGAAAAGCTGAAACCTGAAACCTGAAAGCTGAAATCGGAAAGATAGTCAGTCATTGGTTGAGGGCGTTGATGATGGCGTCGGAGATGGCCTTGGAGTAGTTGTCGAGGCGGTCCTGGATGCCGTGCTGGATGGGAGCGCGGGCGGGGATCTCGGAGCCGGGATGATGGACGACTTTGGCGAAGACAGTGCGTTCGCCGAGCTGGAATTTGAGGGCGACTTTGTTTTTGGGATAGATGTCGTGGGGAGAGGTGTGGCCGCCGAATTCGTGGATGGCGGCGTAAACGACGTTGGAACCGATGGCGCCGGTGACGCTCTGGCCGGAGACTTCGGCTTTGCTGGGGTGGATAGAGTTCTTCAATCGGCCGGAGACGTGGCGCAGGCCCATTTCGACCGGAGGTTGGTCCTTTGGAAAGCTGAGATATTCGCGCTGGATGTGGAAGACGGTGGCGACGTTCTGGCGGTCCATGGCTTTGGCGATTTCGACGAGGGCGGTCTGGGGCAGACGTTGGACGGCGCGGAGAGTCGCCTGGGCTTCGGGAGTTAGTTGGATTTTGAGCTGCATGCTAGGAAAATCTGAAATCTGAAAGCTGAAGGCTCGGACGTGTCAGACCAGTAGGACCAGTCTGACACGGCTCGGGGCCTCTAAGGGGTGACTTCATGAGAGCTGATAGCGGATGAAGGGCTGGAGCATGGTTTTGATGAGGGGCGACAGATCGAGTTTGGTGATACCGGATTGTTCGCCGGGTTTGTCGGTGAGACCGAGACCGAGTTTGTCGCGGGCGGCCCAGACGGCTTCGCATTGAAGAAGGAAGGCGGCGCGTAGGACGCCGGGGAGCGGAGCAACGGAGCCGCCATTGGCGAGGGCCAGGGGATCGGTGACGGCGGGCGAAGTGCTTGGATAGGCGGCGTCATCGGGTTCGAGGGTCTCGAACCAGTAGCCGCCGTCCCAGGTGGCGCGGACGACGAGTGGGTTGCGGCCGAGGGTGTAGCCGAAATGGACGAGGCCGTTTTCGTAATTGACGGAGATGGGTTGACCGGTGATCTCGGTCCAGGAGTCGGTCTGGAAATAGCGCATTTCGATCTTGGTGATGCCGGAGATGGGAAAGCGCGGGAGGTAGTAATGCGGGCGATCGCCAGAGAAGACGATGTTATCGGCGGCCTGCCAGGCGAGACGGCGATTGCAGAAAGAATCGAAGAGGCCGGCGACGCCGAGGCCGACGACCTGGAGCATGAGATCGAATTTGGTCTCTGCCGCCATGGAGGAGGGCAGGATAGCTTTTTTGAGGGTGTCGAGGTTGGTGAGGCCGGCGATCATGGGGAAAAGCTGAAACCTGAAAGCTGAAACCTGAAATGGGAAACAGAGTTCATCGAGGTTGCGAGGTGGGAGTTATTCTTCGAAAGGTAGCGGCTTCGCGGGATGGTTCGGGCGCTGGCCATCATGCTCCCAGGATTTGCCGAGTCGGCGGATGAAGCCGCCGCAGGTCTGGCAGTAGCCCCAGTTACGGAGGCGAGAGGGACGAGGGGCGAGGGACGAGGAGCGGGTTTCGGTAGCGTCGGAATGGACCATGCGGTCTTTGGCGTCTTTGAAGGTGCGGCTCATTGGTTAGTTGATGGTTGATGGTGTTGGAGAGTTGATAGTTGAGGAGAAGGCCCGGCGGCGGGAAAAAGGAGGAAAACCGCCGCCGGACCTGGTTCCTCAGATTATGGACCGCGCTTTCTGGGTTTGAAGAAGGCGTTGACGGTGAGGTTGGTGGTGATGGCGTTGGTACTGCCGGCGATGGAACTGATTTGGAAGTAGCCGACGGAGTTCATGACCATGTTGGTGGTGAAAACGACGGGCGTGGTGCCATTAGCGGCGACGGTGAATGTGCCCTGGCCTGAACCGGTGGTGCAGTAGGTGACGCCGTCATTGGAAGTACACCAGGTGAAGGTGACGGGGTCGGTGCCGGAGGCCATGAGCTTGAAGTTGATCTGGAGGGCGAACTCGTCGTAGCGGGTGCAGCCGACGACGGCAGCGACGTTGGAAGAGCCACCGGAGGCGATGGCGATGTTGTTGACGAGCTGGGAGGTGTCGTAGAGTTGGGAGTAAGCGGGAATAACCGCAGAGAACGCGCAGAACGCAGAGAGGAGGAGTTTTTTCATTGGTGTTGAGAGTTGATAGTTTGATGAGTTGATAGTTGAAGCCCTCAACCCCGGCCATCTCCCATGGGATGGGAGAAGGCGGGGAGAGGAATTTAGGGTTAGGCGGCAGCGGTTTTGAGGACGGCGAAGGGTTTGAGGGTTATGCTGGCGGTGGCGGTTTTGAGTTTGACGCCGGCGCGGATGAGAGTGCGATAGGCGCGCATGTTTTCGGCGAACTTGATGTCGTCGGAGGTGGCGAGCTCGAGGTCGGAGCGGATGCCGACGGCCTGGCCCATGGGGTCGCCGAACACGGCGGCCGGAGAGCTGATGGTGGTGAGGGCGGCAGTGGGCGCGACGGCGGTGGAAACGACGGGATAGCCGAGGATGGAGGCTAGAGTGCCGCTGGGGACTTCCTGCCAGGTCTGGAAGATGGGGCGACCGACAGTGTCGCGGATGAGGGCGATGCTGGCGAGGACCTGGGGATGCATCCACCACTTGGGTTTGCGCTTGAGGACGATGGGCGAAACGGTGGTGAGGCAGTTGACGAAGTCGTCCAGGAGGAGCTTGGAGACTTTGGTGCCGCCGGCGGCCGCGCCCGCGGCGAGGTTGGCGTTGACGGAGTCGGCCTTGAAGATGCCGTAGTAGCCGGCATCGGTCTGGTTGGCAACGCCGGCGCTGATGAAAGCGGCGGTATCGAGACCGAAGGCGACGGCCTGGACCATCTCGCGGAGGATGTAGGGAGCCAGGTCAACGGTGGAATCTGCCAGGAGCTCGCGCGCGACCAGAAGATAGGCGGCCAGGGTTTGGATGATGAGGCTGACAGAGGAGCCGGTGAAAGCGCCTTCGGTAATGGCCGAACCTTCGCCAGTGCCACCGGTGCCCGAGCCGATCCAGTAGAATTGCGGGCGGGCGGTTCCGACGGGCAGGACGGTGGTGCGAGCGCCGACGCGCTGAACGCCGAGGCCGGACCAATCGCCGTACTCGAGCAAGAGATCATAAATCTCGTTGAAGGTCTGGGTAGGAACGGTGGCCTGTCCGAGGGAGGAATCGACGCCGGTGAGGGCTTTGAAGGAGGCGGTGCCTTCCTCGACGACTTTTCGCATTTCGCCGGATAACCGATTGACGGTTCCGTCCTTCAGGCCATTGCAATAACGAGCAAGAGCATTGAGGTAGAAACGAGTTTCCTCGTTGCTATCGAGAAGCTGTTCGATGGGGTCACGCCAGGAGGAGCGGACATTGCGGGCGACGGCTTGCTGGACCTTTTCGATCCGTTTCATGGTCGCCTCCCAGGTCTCGTTCATTTTGTTTTTGGCGACGGTGAGTTCGTCGGTGACTTTTTTGACCTCTTTATCGGTGCGATCGAAGTTGGCATAGACTTCGTCGATGCGGGTCTTGTGGGCTTTTTGTTCGGTCTGGAGGGACTCGACGCCGCGGAGGACGGTTTGCTGGAAGTCGGTTTCAGGAAGTGGATTCATAGAGTTGATGGAGAGAATGAGTTTGAGTTGATGGTTGGGAACTGAACTAAAGCGCTTTGAGTGCGCGAGCGAAACTATCGAGAAACGAGAGGCGAGTCCGCTGACGGGCTTCTTCGGCGACAGCGGCATCTACAGCCGAAGAAGCGTATTCACGCTGTTGGGACGATAGTAAATCAAGGTCGGCATCTGTCAAGAGGCCGAGTTTGTAGGATTTGGCGAGGGCATTGGGGTTGGCGCCGACGATGCAGGCGGAGAGCTCGATTTGCTGTTGCTGCTGATAGACGACGCGCGGGGCGGATTTGCCTTCTTCGTAGTGGAGAGCTTTGAGCTCGTCGCGATAGGGGCCGAGGTCGCGGTCATAGACAGAGACGAGTTTTTCGGGGAAGAAGCCGACGGAGACGGCTTTGAGGTAGCCGCCCCTGGTCATGGACCAGCCGATGCGGGCGAGATCGTTTTCGGGGACGTCGATGGCCCATTGGACGGTTTCGTGAAGCTCGCGGCCTTTGACCTGGAAATCGACGACTTTGCCGACGAGCCGGGCGATGGTGCCGTAGTTGTGGGAATCGACGAAGGGGGAATTTTTCTGGAAGTGATCGAAGCGCCAGCCATCGGCGCGGATGACTTCTTTGTAGGAGTCGATGGATTCGTCGGAGGCGATATAGGAGGCGAGGCCGAGTTTTTCGTCTAGGATGCGGACTTCTGGATGGAGGGTGCGCTTAATCATGGCGATGGATTTGGATGGGGATTTTGGATTTGAGGTAAAGGGCGAGGTCTTCTTCGGTCCAGCGGGCGTCTTTGTTGACGCGGAAGACGGCGCCCTGGTCGGTGGTGACGTGGAGATCGCGGCCGGAGCGGGAAATTGTCCAGGAGCGCGGAAGTTTTTGTTTGAGGCGGCGCTGGTTCACAAGAAAGGAATTAACCGCAGAGAACGCAGAGAACGCAGAGAGAGGATCATGATTGCTCCTTTTCCTCGGCGAGGACGGGGCCGGAGACGCATTGGCAGTTGATGATGTTGCCGGGGCTGCCGGCCGGGTCGCCGGGATACATGAGTTCTTCGCCGCCGACGATGAAGGGGTCGTCGAGAGGAATGGGGCTGGCTTCGTATTCGACCTCGGCATCGGCGTGGTCGGGACGGACGTTGGGGCCGTGGGAGCTGAGCCAGGATTTGAATTCTACGCCGGCGTCGCGCATGGCGGCATCGCGAGCGAAACCATAGGCGACAGTGGTTTCGGTGCGGGCGATGCGGTCGGCTTCGTAGCGGCCGAGGTTATTGAAGACGCCACGGATGTCGTCGGCGAGCTGGTCCATGGTCTTGCCTTCTTTGAGGCCGTTTTGGATGGCGGTGTTGAGCTGGTCGCGGGCGGTGTCAGCGACGCCCTGGAGAGCGCCTTTGCGTGAGGCGATGAATTCGATGGATTTGGCGGGTGGATATTTCCAGGGATCGTCAATGCCGATTTCTTCATTGAGCTGGTCGCCGGCGGTCTGGACGACGGATTGGAGGACAGGGGAGATTTGGAGGAAGAATTCTTTGCCGGAGTGTGCGGCGTCGAAAAGGAAGTCGATTAGAGATTTATTAACCGCAGAGAACGCAGAGAGCGCAGAGGAGTTTCCATCTGCGGCGGTTTTTGATTTGTGGGCTGAGGCGTAGGATTCGAATTTGCGAAGGGTGGAGACGCGCCAATCGTTGATGACGCGGGCGGATTTGGAGCGGAGTGCTTTGATCGATGGGGCGCGTTTGCGCATGTGGGATTCCCACAGGGCGAGATTTTTGGGGGAGCGCTGGCGCGGGTGCGGATCGGAAGAGTCGGACGGGTCGGACGGGTCGGACGGACGGCGGCGGAGGGCGGCGAGCATTTCGCCGATAGGAGATGAAGGTTCGCCGGCGGAGGGCATTTCGCTGAGATCCTGATCCTGGGATGGAGGAACGGCGGGTTGCTGAGATTCGGCGGAGGAGACGGGCGCGACGCTGAAGGGGAGATAGCCGACGTCCCAGCCCAGGAATTCGGGGAGTTCGAGGCCGAGGTAGTCGGAGATTTGTTCCATGGGCATGCCCTTGGTCCAGAGCTTATCGACGGAATCGAGGCGTTCTTTGCGGACTTCCTGCATGACGGGGTGTTCGTCCCAGTCGAGGAGGATCTCGACGGCCTGGCCGGTAAGTTTGAGGGTGAGGCGCTCGAGGCCGTCGGCGAATTTTTCGCCAATGGGAATGCAGCCGGTGGTGATGAGCTGGTAGAAGTCGGAGGCGGAACCGATGGAGTAGGCGGCTTTGACGTCGGCGAGGGAAGGGGGAACGTCGAAGGCGACGAAGATTTCGTGGTGGTCCTCGGTGCGGCCGGCGATGTAGGCGGCATCGACGGTGCGGACCTTTGGGTCTTCGACGGAGATGTCGCCGGTGAGGAAGATGGGCCGGAAATCGCCACGTTGCTGGGCGGCGCGTTTGGCTTTGAGGTCGTTGAGAATTTGCTCGCGCTGTGGGTCAGTGGGGATGCCGTTTTTGGCGATGATGTAGGGGCCGGTATCGCCGTTGTTGGCCATGAGGTTGCGTTTGAACTTGCCGGCGAGCCAGTCGCCTTCGGCGGCGATGAGAGCGGATTCGTATTTGCTGAGGCCGCGCCAGCGGTCGTAGGGGTTCCAGTATTTGAGCTGGATGACCTGGTCAGGCTGGAGGTTGTAGGGTTTGTTTTGGCCGTCGCGATATTGCCATCCGACGAGCTCGCCGTTCTCGACGATATGTTTCATGCGGTCGGGCCTGGCGACGATGATTTGAGGGAGCGGGCCTTTGCGCTGAGCAGGGAAAGGGACCATGGCCTGGTCGTCGATGAGCCAGAAGGTTTCGCCGGCGAGCTTGAGCCAGCCAATGGAGGCTTCGACGAAGTCGGAATAGCCGAGGCCGTCGATGGGTGAGCGGAGGAAGGCGTCCATGCCGGGGATGGAGATTTCTTCGTCGAGAGAACGGCGGACGAGCCGGCCGGAGCGGTGGAAGCGTTTTGAGCGCGGCAAGGGTTGTTTGAGGCCGGCGAGTTCCCGGTCGGGAGGGAAGAAGCAGGGTTGGACGGAGGCGACGGGGCCGGCGATCTTGGCAATGGCGGCCTGGACCCAGGCGGAGGAGGCATAGGGGCGGTCGAGAACTTCCTGGGAGCCGATTTCGATGGCGCGGGCGAACCAGAAGGCGGGAACGCCCTGGCCGCGGAGGACGTAGGAGGCGGCCTGGCCGAGGCGGGAGAGGAAGGATGATTTAGCGGGCATCGGGACCTCCGGGGGATGAGGTGAGAGGGGAGAGGTGCGAGGGACGAGCTACGAGAGGCACGGGAGCGCATTGCAGTGAGCCAGGAGCGCATTGCGTACAAGCTTTTGTCGAGCGGACGGGGGTTGACAGGCCGGAAAACGTCCTGGGGCAATTAAGGCGTGGTCCTGGGGAAGGTAGAATTAGAGAAAGCAGGGTCTCACGCAAAGGGCGCGAAGGGGGAATAGCGAACTCCGATAAATCGCGAGCAGGTAGCAAATAGCAAATAGCAAAAGGGGAGGCCGGACGGCAGTGGGGATGGGGGGAGGCACTGCCGCCGGCCGGGGCCGCCCACGCGGGACCAGACGACATGGGCGGTAAAGGGTAGAAGGATTTAACCGCAGAGAACGCAGAGAGCGCAGAGAGGAAAATAAAAACTGGGAAAATCATATCAGGGCGCTGGAGAAAGTGACGGCACGGAGCTGATAGGCGTGGTGGCGGAGGGCTTTGGCCCAGAAACGGTCGCAGTGGGAGTCGTCGGATTCGCCGACGAACCGGATGTTGCCGGAGAGTGTGACTTCTTTTTTGATGCCGCGGAGGTCGGCGCGGAGTTTGTCGTCGCGCGCGATGCGGAGGCGGCGGTCCTCGAAGGCGGCGCGGAGGCCGAAGGCGAGCTCTTCTTTGGCTGACGGGGTGAAGGTGATTGGTTCGACGCGGTAGCCGAAGCGGTCTTTGGCGCGTTCAGCGAGTTGCATGCCCATGCCGGTGGCGTCGATGCAGGCGCGTTTGACCTGGGGCAAGGTGAGGATGCGGTGGAGTTCGTACTCGAGCTCGCCGAACTTTTTGTTCTGGAGCTCGAGGCGGAAGCGGTCCCAGAGGACGTCGCCCTGGAGTTCGCCGACGTCGATGACGAAGAGGTCTTTTTTGCGGGCAACATCGACGCCGACGTATAGGGGGTTTTTGGCGTCGAGCAGGTAGTTGAAGTCGCGGATGGCGGCCGGGTCTTCGCAGGAGCTGATGAGGTCGTAGGAAAGGAAGGCGGAGGCTTCGTCTGCAGGGATGCAGCAATACTCTTGCAACCATTGTTCTTCGTCGATGCATTCGGCGCGGATTTGCTGTAACCAGGCCTGGCGGCGGTCGGACTGGTCGGACTTTTCGGACGTGTCGGACTTTCGGCCGGCGACCTGGTCGATCTTTTCGACGAGGCCTTCTTCGACGGCTTTTTGGACGGGGACGGAGTGGAGGGACCAGGAGCGGGCAAATTTGGCGGAGTCGGACTGATAGGATGGGTCGGACGGGTCAGACGGGGCGGACTTTATCTTTTGGATGATTTCGTTGAAGAGTGTGCCGATGCCGCGATGAGTGCTGATGATTGAGAGTGTGCCGCCCCATTGGGTGACGGGTTTGGCGACGGCGTAGAGTTCGCGCTGGTTTTTGTGCAGGGCGAATTCGTCGAGTGTGACGTGGCCGGTTTTTCCTACGATGGCGTCCGGGTTGGACGAAAGTGCATAGATGGATGCGCCGGAGGCGAGGCGGAGGACCTGGACGCAGATTTGTTTGCCGGAATCGGAGGTGAAGACTTGTTCGCCGAGATCCTGGGCGGCGTATTTGAGGACGTTGGCCCAGCGCTTGGTGTAGAGGATGAATTGTTTGGCCTGGATCTCGTCGCGGGACATGACCCATTCGTCTTTGGCGCCGGCTTTGGCGGCACGGCGGACGACTTTGTAGGAGTGGGCATAGGAGAAGCCGAGCTGGCGGCCTTTCTCGCAGATTGTCAAAGGGGCGTCGTCGGTGATCCAGGCGCGCTGGGAGGCGTAGAAGAATTTGTTGGAGAGAGGGCTCACTCGGGGAAGAAGGAATTAACCGCAGAGAACGCAGAGAACGCAGAGGAGGAAAAGATCATAGTAAGTTCAGTTCCTGTTCGATGCGGTGGAGGGTTTCGGGGGTGATGCCGCCTTTACCTTTGGCCTGGTCGAGTTCGCGCTGGATGGTTTCTTTGCGGCGCTGGACGTCGTCGCGGTAGCGCTGGAATTTGAGGCTCTCGCCGAAGCCGCGGGCGGTGGCGTTGACGAGCGGGGCGATCAGTTCCGGGTTTTCCTTGAACCTGGCGGCGACGTCCTTGGGATCGACTTCGAGGAAAATTTCGTAGGCGTGGGAGGCGGCGAGCTGGAGGGCGGCTTCCTGGAGGTCGGAGCCTTGGGTTTGTTTGACGAAGTCCATGGCGGCTTCGCGTTTGATGCGGAGGTCGTCGAGGCGGACCTGGTCGTTGAGCCAGTCCTGATAGCCGGAGCCGTCTTCGGGAGCGCCGGAGCCTTTGTACCAGTGGGAGATGTTTTCGGAGTTGACGCCGGGATGACCCTGTTCGGTGAGCCAGAGTTCGATGCGCGCGTAGGAGATGCCGTCGCGGAGCATGGCGTTGACCTGGTCGCGCAGGACTTTGGGGAGGGTGGCGATTTTGCCGGTTCTACGACGCATGGGAACGGAAAGGATTTAACCGCAGAGACGCGAAGAGCGCAGAGAGGGATAGGACGGAACCGGAAATTAACCGCAGCCCAGAAAGTGTTCGGGGTGCAGAACGCAAAGAGCGCAGAGGGCGCGCCGCGGAATAGCCAATAGCGGATAGCAAATAGCAAATGGCAGAGGCCCAAGTCATTCGCGGTTTTCCCAGTGGTTGCAGCCTTTGGAGGTGATGCGGTAGCGGATCTCGCCGGTGGCGGTGTCGGTGATTTTGACGACGAGGCCTTCGTCGAGGAGGAAAACGAGTTCGGCACGGATCTCGGCAATGGCGAAGTCAGTGCCGCCATCGCGCCGGCTGGAGCGGTGGATGTGGTCGGCGGAGATGGCCAGCGGACGGGAGCCGTAGAGGTAGAGCAGGCATTCGTGGCGGAGTTTTTGGGAGTCGGTCATGCGATACAGGTGAGAGGTGTGAGGGGCGAGGGACGAGGATCGGGAGCGTCGTGCGAGGTTTTGAGTTTTTCGATGTGGTTGTTAATGACGCGGGTGAGGGCGTCGATGTTGGTGAGTTTGTCGCTAAAGAAAGTGGCGGGGTCCAAGGGCAGCGCCGGAGATTTGTAACTGCCGCTGACGATGAGGACGGGCAGCGAGGTGGAGAATTTGCGGATGTGGTGGAGGACCTCGAGGCCGGGTTTGTCAGGGAGTTTGAGGTCGAGAATGACGAGGTCGTAGGGCGGAACGAATTTGGCTTCGGCATCGGCGGCGGTGAAAACGGTTTCGACGTGGGAGCCGCCGGCGACGAGGGCGCGCTTGATGAGGGCGCAGAAGTCGGAGTCGTCGTCGACGACGAGGACTTTGAAATGGCTAGGGCGGTCAGGATTCATGGGATCGGTGGCGGGAGACATTCTCGAAGAGTTCGAGGATTTTCTGGGGCAGGAGCTCATGTTTGTCGATGAGTCGGCGTTCCATCTGTTGCTGGGCATCGGTGAGGCGGCGTTCGACGCTATCGACTTTCTGATTCATGCGATCGGAGACTTCGTCGATTTTCTTGTAGATGCCGGCGGAGCGGGCGGTGGCGGAGACGCGGTCGGCTTCGCGTTCGCGGGCGGTCTGGGCGCGGACGGCTTCGACGTTTTCTTCGAGGGTATCGACGCGTTCGCGGAGATCGCGCTGGGTGAGGCCGAGCTCGGGGTTGGAGGGAGCGGGCGGTTCGCCGATGAGGTAGCGGCGAAGCTTGAAGAGGCCGTTGGCAAGGCCGATGACGAAGAGAAGGCAGGCGAGCCAGCCGGCGATGTTGATGGAGACGAGTTTATCCACGGGCCGAGGTGAGAGGTGCGAGGTGAGAGGTGCGAGGGAAGAATGAGAGTTCGCTCATCTTGGGAGAACGAAGTTTGGTTTTTTGAGACGAATGCGCTGCGGCTGGGCTGCGCCACAGCCGCGGTCCGGGTCCGAGAGGAAAGGCTGAGACGCGGGCGGAGCCGGGCGGGACGTGGCGGATGATGGAAAGGTTGTTGGTGACGCCGCAGGTGCAACGGAGCTGGAGGGTGAAGTCCTGGCGATCGGCGGCGCCGCCGGAGCTGGACCAGGCGATCGGCGGGTTGGTTTGGGCCAGGCCACACCAGTCGCAACGGAAGGAGCGCGGTTGGGAGAGGAAATCGCGGAGGGGAGGCGATGCGGAGAAGGAATTAACCGCAAAGAACGCAGAGAACGCAGAGAGAAGGAAAAATAATTTGGGCATGGTCAGAATTTGGCGAGGCGGTATTTGAGATCGGCTGAGCGATAGACGATCCAGCCGTCGGACGAAAAGCCGGCGACGTCCACGTTGGCGCCTTGAACTACCACGGCGCCACCGGTGCAGATGCCTCCTTGAAATGTGCCCAACTGAAACTCGATCTGGCTCCGATCGCAACCGGCGATGACCACATTCTCCGTTACCGTATCGACTTTGCTCGATCGTGGAAACATGCTCACGAGCGGATAATCGGAGTGCCATCCCCACCAGGGTGTTGTCCCCAACAGAGTGACGTTATTCTGAACGTTCAAATCATTGGTTGCCGTTAGGCTTACGATGGACGAGCGCCCGGCGATACTGCAGTCGAAGTCTCCTTCTCCTACGCAGCAAGTCATATCTTCGGGGTAACTTGCGTATCCCAGGAGAATTCGGTCGTTTGAAGTGTCCACGGTCGAGGTCGGGATGGGAAGTTCTCCCGAAGGGCCGAGATCCGAGGCGCTGGAAATGAAATTCGGCTTGAAAAAGAGCAGCGTATTGGTGGTCGTGAACTGGCTCACGCTCACGCACTGGCCGCCATCCTCGACATTGAACAGCCAGGCCAAGCCGTGGTAGCCGACGGCAGTCATCAACGTGGATAGCGTCTGCCCGGTGCTCGAGTCCTCGTCGAACTCCGCCGAGACATTGTAAGTCCCGTTGGCCTGGCGCATCACGGAGGTGAAAAAGACATGATTGGTGGTGCTCGGCCGAAACGAGAAGACAAATGCGGTACCATTCACCGTGCAGGCGGCGGTTCCGCTGGCCGTGCCGAAGCCGAAATTCGTCACCGTGGTCAGGTTAGTGCCCGAGAGCTGGTATTCAGCGAGCCGGTTGGTGCCGTTGATCGTCGAGTCGGCGATGATGACCCTGTCGCCCACTACCGTGCAGGTCGGATTGCGGAAGGCACTGAAGCCGGGAACGGTGATGGCGACGAAATCGGTGAGGCTTGTCCATACTCCGAGCCGGGCGAAACTGCCGTCCGAGTACGGATATACGTAGGTGCCATTGGTCATGACCATGATCTTCTCCGGCGAATTGAAGGTTCCGATTCCTAGAATGGGGCTGACGGAGGATTGAACGCGGAAGAAGGCGTTACCGGAGAGGCCGCCGTTGCCAGTCAAGGAGATGGCGGCGTAGCGGTTGAGGATGGGGCCGCCGATGTTTGTCCAGTTGTTTGGGGAGAAGATGCTTGCGCATTGGAGCTGGAAGGGAGGGTCGCCTTGTTGCCAGGCGAGATTGAGACGGCCGCCGGCGCAAAAGCTATCGGTGAAGCGGAAGCCCGAGGGAAGGGCGAGGGGAGAGGGAGGAGGGGCAGAGGTGAGAGGTGAGAGGGCCGAGGGGCGAGCCATGGGGGAGCCGAGGCTGAGGCTTTGTTCCTGGGATTTTGGGGAAAGAAGAATCGGATGAGGCAGCGGAGACGGAGGAAGGTTTCCGAAGCCGAGGCAGAGGGCCAGACAGGCGATAGGAATGGCCAATAGGAGATAGCGTTTCATGCGGAGAAGTGGCGGATGGGTGGGAGAAAGTTTTGGAGGGTTTCGTCGAGGAAGTCGTCGGACCAGCAGTCGGAATGGCCGAACTCGGGCCAGGTGATGGTCTTGACGCGGCTGGCAACCATGGGGGAGACGTGGCGCGGGCCGTGGAGGCCGAGTGTGCCGTAGCCGAGGAGGCGGCCGGCCCAGGAGTGGGCCAGGGCGAGGGCGAGGTCTTTGGCGGCGACATAGACGGAGACGTGGCCGATGGCGTTGTGCTGGAGACGAGCGTTGAGGCCGTTGGCGTGAAAGGATGATTCGCAGGCGCCGCAAACGAGGTGCAGGGAGTGGATGATCGGGCAGGGATAGTCGAGGAGGCCGAGGATGACGGCGGCGCCGTTGCTGTGGCCGACGAGGGTGATTTTCCAGTCGTCGCGGTATTGGTCGATGGTGTGAAAGAGTTTGCGGGTGCGTTCGACCTGGCCGAAGGCGCGTCCGATGGGGCCGCAGAAGTATTCGACCTTTTCGGCGCAAGCACCGGAATGGTTGTGGGTCCAGGAGACGGCGCGTCCGGACCAGTTCTTGCCGGAACCGGGGAAGGTCAGGATGCCGGGGACGAAAATCAGTACGCTGCGCACGTTAAAAGGGTTAAATCGTTAAATGGTTGAATCGTTAGAAGTGGAGGGTGATGCCGACGCGGGTGAGGAATTCGTGGTCGGAGATCGCGGTCCTCGAGGGATAGTAGACGTAGCGGGTATCGACGAGGATGCCGATGCCGGTCGAGTAGCGGTATTCGATGCCGCCGCCGGCTTCGGCGACCCAGAGGTTCTGGTTGTTGTCGCGGCCGCCGCCGAGCATCAGATGGCCGGCGATATTGCCGACGGATTTTCTGAAGATGCCGAATAGGTGGCCGCTGTCGAGGTCGCTGGTTCCGGTGCCGTTGCCGAATGTGATGAGGTCGGCGCCGATGCCGAGGGTTGGAGTGATGAAGTAATTAGCGCCGAAGCTGACGTAGGGTGTGCTGCCGGAGGCGGTGGCGGATTTCCAGGTGGGCGAGATTTCGAGTTCGAGCTCGTGGGCGTTGGTGAAGTAGGGAAGGTTTTTGTTCCAGGCGGGGAGCATGTTGAGCGCGCTGGAGACGACGACGGAGGCGCCGGCGATTTGCTGGAGTTGGTTGGTGGGGAAGTCGGGCGGCATGACGGGCAGGCCGTCGGAGAGGAGGTTGGTGCTGGTCTGGGAGAAGACGGGAATAACCGCAGAGAACGCAAAGAGCGCAGAGAGGATGAGAATTAACCGCAGCCCCGAAAGTGTTCGGGGTGCAGAACGCAGAGAACGGAGAGTGTTTTTCATGGTTGAGAGTTGTGGAGTTGAGAGTTACAAGCGCGACCGGGACAGCGGCGTTGGGTTGGAAGGGACTGGCGGAGTGCATCGTTAGGATTGAAGAGGACAAAGCCTACGATGCTGGAGGAGCTATAAGTGACGGCTTTGGCCTGGCGCGCTGCTGTCGGTCGGTCCCGCATTTGGTTGAGTGCATTATCAGACCAGGCCCGCTGAATTGCGGGCTGAGGCTGACCGCTGCGAACGGTCAGCGGAAAGTTATGAGTCTAAATTAGAGAAAAAGAAGGAGAAGATGGCCAAGAGATGTTCAACGGGATTTTAACCGCAAAGAACGCAGAGAACGCAGAGCGGGTCGGACGGGGCGGGGACGGAGGTGACAGGTGAGAGGGGCGAGGGGCGAGGTGAGAAGTAAGAATCGGACGAAGTCGGACGAAGTCGGACCGGGTCGAACGGGGAGTCGGACACTCCGTCGCTGAAGCTATTCAGGTCAGGCGTGGGATTAACCGCAGAGACGCGAAGAGCGCAGAGATTATTTTTCGGAGAGGCGTTCGAGCAGGGCGCGGATGTGGATTAGCTGGGACAGAAAGAGGAGGACCAGGCCGAAGGTCAGTAGCGATGCGGCAAACCACAAAATGGCTCCCACAGAAAGACCGGAGTTTGGGTCGGCTCCAGCGTAGGCTATCAGGATGAGACAAAGGCCAACGCCGGCGAAGCAGAGCTTGGCGAAAAACGAGACGGCATTTGCAGTTCCTGCAATCCGATCGGCTTCGGATTTGACGGGGATCGGCTTGGAGGGCTGTTCGGGGGCAATGATTCGTTTGTCGAATTCGCGGAGGAAGCGTTTGAACTTGGAGGGGGGCTTGGAGCCGGGAACGAATCCGGTGCCGCAGGAGGGACATTCAATGCCGCGGGCAGCGGTGTCGGAGGCGACTTCGATGGGCTGCCGGCAGGCTGGGCATTCGGTGCGGAGCCAGGCGATTTCTTGAATCATCTTTGTCGTTCGGATGCGCCGAGGATACATTTGCAGTATTTTCGGTCACAGCCAGGTAGCGGCAGGAGGGGCGCGAAGTGGATTTCCACGGCTACGTTCTTCATGGCTTTGATGGCTTCGCAGTCGTCTTCGTCGTTATTTGCGCCGAGGTACTCGACAAACTTGATACCGGCCGCCTTGAAGGTTTCCATTTGCTCGCGGGCGAGCTGTCGGACCAGGTGGGTTGGCAGAGGGCGCGGATAATTGGCGAGCCTATCTATGAGTGGTTTGTATCCCATTTTGACTCATTCTTTCTCGCATTTAGGCAGTTCAAATCGGCAACGGATTGCCGGTCGTTTGTTATAGTGATAGGTAGTTACGAGGATTTTCGGCCTAACGGAAACGAGGTATAATTAGATATTTTTGGGGAGCAAGGCGCGGCGCTTCCGCGCGCGTTCGTTGAGTTCTACAATTACCGGTTTTGGGCCTGGGTAGGCCGCCGGCACTTCCAGCTTCCCGCTCTTTTCAACTTCGTCCAGGAACTTGTCCACCGCCATCCGAATAAGGACAGCCGAGGGCATTCGGAACCTCCTGCTCACGGCTTCCAGACGGGTCGCGGTGTCAGTCTCAAACCTGACTGCCACAGCCGCATTTAAGCTCATGTTGCGATTGTATAGCAGGGTAGAGCAAAAAAAGCAAATATATTTCACTTTTTCTGTTGACGTTCATCGTAGTGCTTTGATATACGTGGTAGCGCAATGAATAGAAGGCTGTCGATGCCGGTGCCGGTCCGCTTTCCGATAAACACGAGGAAGCGGATTTTGCGCGCATCAAAGCGGTTCGGGATCGGGGCGTCGGAGATCATCCGGCAGGCGGTGGAGAGGCAATTGCCGGAATGGGAGAAATCGGGCCTGGTATTGGTGGAGGCGCAAAGCCCGGCAGGAAAACAGCCAAAGAACGGAGCTGGGGACCAATCATGAAAGCAATCAATGAATCAATTGAGACCCGCGCGGACTTCTGCTCAGAAGTGGTTCGAATCCGGACTGCAGGAAGCTGAACTGTTCAAGACGGCCTGGCGGAAGGCGCGAGAACACGTTATGCGAGCCGGATTCTTTTTCATCAGAGCGCGTGAGAGCTGCCCGAATGGGGACTGGTCTCTGTTCGTCCAGGCGCAGTCGGGCGGCCGCATCAGCGAGCGAACGGTGAGGCTTTATATGCAGCTCGCGGAAGCAGCGTTGGTATGGGCCAGGATGGCTGAGCCGCAGACAGCCGGGGGGAAACTGGAGGAGGTAGCCACAAAGGAAGTAATGATGATGTCGCCGAAGCCGTTGGTCGCGCTGTTGCGGGACCTGCGGGAGATGCGGCCGTTTGGGGAGTATGATGCGGTGAAGTACGCGCAAAGGCGGCTTGGGAATGGGCAGTTGGAGTTTGAGCTGGATTTCGAGAAGGCGTTTGCGTCGGTGGATGTGCTGGACCGGCTGGGGTCGCCGGGTTTCACGCTGAATTTTCCGGAGGGTAAGAGCGAGGAGGAGGGATTGACGGAGCTGCGCGAGAAAATGAAGTCGGTGCTGGCGAAGATCGATGCGCAGTTGGGGAAGGAGACGATTGACGTATGACGCTGACGCTGACTTTGGTTTGGGGGCTTTTGGTGTTGCTGGCGGCGTGGGTGATAGCCAATAGCAAATCGCAAATAGAAAATAGCAAATCCTCCGTCGTCAAAAGCACTATGGAGGACTGGCGGCGGAAGGTCAGGGCTTGGGGGTGGATGGTTTGGTTTTGGCTGGTGTGTCATGTGGATTGCGCTTGGTGCGGGAGGCGGTTGCATCGGGCGTGGTTGCCGATTGCTTACCGGTTTTCGAATGGGAAGAGGGTGCCGAGGGTGAGTCATTCGATTTGTGAAGCTTGCGCCTGGAGAGAGTTAAAACAGACGGAGAGGTTGGTGAAGACGGTGTTTGGGGAAGGGAAGTCGGACGAGTCAGACCGATCGGACGTATCGGACGGATCTCTCAAGCGGGAACGGGAGGCTTGGGCGGTGCATGACCGGATGGAGGCGAATTTGAGGAAACGATTTTAGAAGGGACCCTAACTATTAACAACGAAAGCTCTTTATGGCCCCGAACCTTGAAGAACGAAAAGTCCAACATCCAACATCCAACATCCAAAGACAGGATGGGAATGATTTGCTCCAGGAAGCCCCGCGAGGGGAATCGGTAGGTGACAGGGGCCGCGTCCAGGCCGCAGAGGAAGTCTCTGGCGATAGGACAGTCGCCTTGGATCAATCGTCATCGAAGCCAGGTCGGGCAGTGGCATTCTTGGAGCTAGTTGAGGCAGAGGCAGAGAAAGAGGCAGAGCGGGTGGGTTGGTTTGTGGCGGCGGATATTGCGCGGGCGGTGGGGACGCATAAGAAGCGGGTGCATCGGATTGCGGCACGGGATGGTTGGCCGAGAAGGGTGTTCGAGAATCGGGTGGAATATCAGCCGCCGCGAAGAATCGCCGAGGCGATCGTGGAGAGCCCAGTGAGGGAGAGGCAGAGGGAAGAGGCAGAGGGACTGACGGTGAGGTTTGCGGACCTGGCTCACTCGGATGAGCAGAGGGAAAACGTTTTGTTGAGGGAAGCGGCGGTGAAGTTGCTTTTGAATAATTTGCATCTGGGGAAGGAAATGGCGCTGAAGCTTGTGGTGCGTCATTTCCGGGTGAAGCATCCGATTTTTGCGGTGTCGGTGTCGGCGCTGCGCCGGTGGGAGCTGGCGTATCGCGCGCACGGGCTGGATGGGTTGGTGGAACAAAAACGGGGCCGGAGCGGGCGGAAGGGGTTTGCTCTGGACCTGGAGGCTGATGAGCTGTTGCGGACGGCGGCCGGGGCGATCGAGTACGGGATCAAGGGGCGGTTGAACATGGCGCGGGCGTATCGGGAGCTGGTGGGTAATCCGACGGTCGGGAGCGAGCGGGGTCGTCCGACGTGGTTGCATGGGGAGCATGCGAGCAAAAGTTATGTGCCGCCGAGTGTGAGGGCGGCGGTGCGGGAGCTGGCGCCGGTGTCAACGGTGAAGCTGATTCAGGTTGGGCCGAAGGCGATGAAGTTGGACGGGCCTTACACGGAATCGAGCTACGCGGGGTTGCGGTGCGGGCAGGCGTTCACAGCGGATGACATGACGTGCAATGTCTATGTGTGGGTGGAGTGGCCGAATGAGGACGGGTTCCTGCTGTTGCGGCCGCAGTTGCTGGTGACGATGGACGTGGCGAGCATGGCGTTCCTCAACTACCGGTTGGTGATACGGCCGAAGGGGCAATATAACCGGGATGATGTTTGGGGGCTCATCGGGGACTTGTTCGATTCGTTTGGGCTGTTCGAGACGGCGATACTCGAGGGCGGCACGTGGCAGTCGGACCTGGTCCGGGGCCAGAGGACTGGGATCGAGGATGGGACCAGGTTGGGAGGGTTGAAGTCGCTGGGGGTGAAGGTGATTCATACGCGGTCGCCGCGCGGGAAGATTATCGAGGGAGCGTTCAATCCGTTGCAGCATGCGGCGGATAATTGCCGGGGGTTTTGCGGGCGGATGGAGATGAAGGATTGCCCGGAGCTCGTGAAGCGACACCTGGCTGATGTGCGGTCGGGCAAGGCGCATCCAAGGGAGCATTTCCTGCATTTGCACGAGTACGACAAGCACGTTGCAGGAGCGATGCAAGGTCTGTTGAACGAGCGTAATGACGGGAAGATTTTGCGGGGCCAATCGCCTTGGTCGAAGTGGGCGAGCGAGAAGCCGGCGCTGGCGCAAATGCCGGACGCTTACAAGTGGATGTATCGGTCAGCGTTCGCGGTGTGCCAGGTGACGCGGAACGGCGTGCGGGTGACGCAGGGGACAGGGAAATTTCAGCAGGCCTACAGCTACGATTGCCCGACTGTACTCGAGACGTGGCGGGGGCGGCGGGTGGTGGCGTATTGGAATGATTCGAACCCGGACACGGACGCGGTGATCTACACGGTGAGGGCGGGTCGGCCGGATAAATTTTTGTGCGTCGCCGAGCGTGTGCGAGAGATTCCCAGGCTCGGGGCCTCTGAGGAAGAACTCGGGCGTGAGGCGGCGCGCAAAAAACTTCATGCACAGTTGGCGGTGAGTAAGAGCCAAAGCCTGGCGCAGTTTTTGCAGAGGGGAAGTCAGACGAGTCAGACGGGTAGGACGAGTCGGACGGAAGAGGTGAGAGGTGAGAGGGACGAGGGGCGAGGGGAAATTGGGGAGAGGATCGAGGCGGCGAGGGTGAAGGCTGATGAACGGGAGGCTGGGCGGATAACGGTTGAAAGGACGGAGCGGAGGATATTGGCGGAGGCGGGGGATTTGTCTGAGCTGGGCGGCGGGCGTGGGGAGCGTGAGAGCGTGGGAGAGTCGGAGCGTGAGCGGCTACAGGAGCTAGAGGAGCTGACGCTTGAGGAGCTGCACGAGCTGTGAGGGGCATAGCCAATAGCAAATAGCAAATAGCAAAACAAAAATGGCCCGCAGGAGCGGGCGGGAAGGACCAGAATGAAGAAGAGAAATCCGTGGTTGGTGGAGAGCGCACAAGCATACCATCCGGGCGCTCAGACCTGCACCGTGGCTGACCGGGAGGAGATGGTTAGGAAAAGCGAGGATATCGATTGGCTGAGGCGCGTGCTGACCTGGCCGGAGACGCAGTTGACGGTGAAGATCGCGGCGAGCGCGCGGATAATTCGCTTGAAGAAGGCAGGGATTTTAACCGCAAAGAACGCAAAGAGCGCAGAGAGGGCGGTATGATCCACCTTCATATGCAAAATGCCGAATGGTCGGTCTGGACCGATTGTCAAGAGGGTGATTCAAAGACCGGCCGTTGCATCGGGCTATCAATGAGCAGGACGGCCGCGCTGCGCGAGGCGAAAATCGAGCTACAGGCTGACCTGGGCCAGGTCTTTCAGATGCTGCGGGCTTCGATTAAGGCGGACCGGATAAATGCAAAGGCCGAAGATATCAGTCATCAAAGCGCTACAGAAATTCTATGAATGCACCAACACTTGAAGCACCGAAACGGGAGGTCAGTCCGACGGGATTGATCGATACTGAGGAAGAGGTCGTGGGGTTGTCGGATGAGCTGAAGCCGTCGGCGGCGCGGCCGATGCCGGCAATCAATATCGGGGGCCACACGGTCACGAAGGCGACGGAGCATTTGCCGGAGGAACAGCGGACGTTGATCCGGTGGCTGTATCATCATCAGCGGACGCATAATTTGCAGACGCGGGAGCTGGCGGCCGAGGTCGGGCTGTCGCCGACGACGATCTGGCGGTTGTTCTGCGACCAATACCGCTATCCGAAGGAGGAGGTGAGCCGGGACCGCGGCGGCAATGAGGTGCGCAAGCCGCATCCGCATGCGCTGGAGCGGATCTCGATTGACGGGTTGTGCGGGAAGATCGCGCGGTATCGGCGCCGGGCTGAGACGAGCGGCCGGGCGGCGAACCCGGACTTCGTGATGACGGATATCGCGGAGCGGATTTTCTGGCTTTGCGAGCGTTGCGGTCGGAACCGGCGGATGGGTTTTATTTACGGGGACGGGCAGATCGGGAAGTCGTTCGGGCTGCGGCAGTACGCGGCGGAGCATAACGGGGGCATCACGACGTATGTGGAGATGCCGCCGTCGAGCGGTGTGCAGTTCATGTTGAAGTGCATCGGCAAGGCGTTGTTGGTGCCGACGGCTTCGACGTTTGACAAGTTGCTGGAGGACGTTCTGGAGGCGCTGGACCCGAGCAAGCTGCTTTTGGTGGATGAGATTCATCGGGTGTTCACGACGTATCAGCGGACGTCGGTGATGAGGTGCCTGGACACGTTGCGATATATCCACGACCAGACGGGGTGCGGGTTGGTGTTGTGCGGGACGAACGTTTTCCGGGACAAGGTGAAGGCGGGCGAGTTCATGCAGTATTTGAAGCAGCTCCATCGTCGCGGGCGCTCGTATGAGTTGCAGTTGCCGAATGACCCGCCGCGGAAGGACCTGGATATGATTGCGGCGAAGTTCGGGCTGGACCCGGCGAAGGGGGACGCGGAGGTCATTGTGACGAAGATCGCGAAGTCGGACGGCATCGGGGTGTATCGACTGCGGTTGTTGGACGCGCAGGATTACGCGCGGAACAAACGGCAGGAGTTGAATTGGGGGCATTTCCTGAAGGCGTATGCCATCACGGAGAAGGCGGCGCGGGGCTCGGCCGCGGCCGCGGAAGGGGAGGTGGCCGGATGAAGCGCGGGCGGCCAAAGGGTAAGGTGGCCAGGCCGACGCTGTCGAACGGCATCCTGAAGAAGATCGGGATGGTGGCCGACACGGTTTGCCGGGCTTACGAGGTTTCGTTTTCGGACGTGCTGAGCCGGCGCCGGAACATGCTGTTTGTGATGCCGCGGTGGGCAATCGCCAACGCGCTATTCGAGTTGGTGGGCATCGATAACGAAGACATTGCGTCTGTGCTCGAGAGGGAGAGGACCGCGCCGCATCATATGCGGGCGTCGTTCAAGCGCGAGCTGGAAACGAACGCGAAGACCAGGCTGCGCTACGAGAAGCTCGAGAAGGAGTTGCGGGCGAAGTTGAATGGGGGGTGTGATGGCTGACACGCGGCACAAGAACAAGGTGTGGAACGTTGGCGAAGTCATCCAAAGCTATACCTGGGAACAGGGCAAGCTTGCCGTGCTGATGGACATTCGGGACGAGCTGAAAAGGCTCAATGAGTTGCTGCACTGCGAGCATTTCCTCTGCATTCCCATGAAGCTGGATGCGATCCGTCGCAACACGGCGAGGCGGAGAAACAAACAAGAGAAAGGACCAAAAAATGGAGACCATTGAAAATCCCTCGCTGATTGACGCGGGGGCGGACGGTATCGATTCGTGGGCGCTGCTGGAGCTGTTTGGGCATTCGAAGGTGGCGGGACGGCTGACGTCTCGGAAGCTGGGGACGGAGATCATGTTCCAGGTGGATGTGCCGAGGGGGGCGACGGAGTTCAGCCATAGCGAGCTGTACAGCCCGAAGGCGGTGTTTGCGATCAAACCGACGACGGAGGATTGGTGCCGGCGCTGGAGTGTTTACGCGGCGAAGACGATTCGGGATGTGTTGCCGTATGTGCCGGAGACCAGGCAGCTCAATGGACCTCCGGATAGCGAGAGGACGGGATTTGAGGAGGACTGATGCCAGCTCAAAAGAGGCCCAAGATCACTGTCAACATGCGTCACACCGGAAGGATCTATGTCGGCATGGGAGTAGAGGATTTTCAGGACCTTTGCGTGGCGGTGAACCTGCCTTTCCGCAAAACCGATAGATTCAAGCTGGCTTTTTCAAAATTTCACGACCGAGTCAAACGAATGGCAGATGAACTATTAAACGAAAGGGACCATGATAACGAAGGAAGAACTGCAGGAACGGGCGCAGCTTGTGCGCATTCACGAGGCAAATTGCCAAATCGAACATCCAACGGACCAGGACACGGCTTTCAGGCTGGCGATCCAGAAGAAGCTGGCGCTCGAATATAACTTGCGGGAGCTGAGGGCGATGTCGTTTGGACCGGCGCCGGCCGCGCCGGTGGCGGCACAGAGGCCGATGGCAGCCGCGCCAAGCGGGAAGCCGAAAGGATAAAAGCTATCAGCAGTCGTCAAATAATTGGAGAGCTGCAAAAAGAGGTTCGGATGTATCGATCGTCCTACCGAGAAGTGGATGGCAAGGTGCGAAATGCTTCGGCGCTGCGAACCATCGCCGCCCTTCGAAGCGCGATCCGAATTATTCGGCACAGTAATCGACGCGCTCCCAAATGACCGTGCAGGAGCTCATTTCGGAGATTCTGACCAGGCTGGAGCGGCAGTTCTATGCTCATTTGCCGAGGCGGGACTTCAAGCGGGACGAGAAGTATCTAATCGCGGCAATCGGGACCTATGGCTGGGAGTGCAAGGGCCGCGGTTGGGAGTTCGATCTGGATTTTGTTTATAGCGAGCTGTGCCGGTTGTTGGAGTCGTTCAAAAGAAGGACGACGGGAGAAGACGTGCGATGGATGCCGAATTACCTGCAGCAAGCGATTCGGCAGCATATTCGGGAGCACGCGGAGGAGCTGAAGGCGAAGGCGGCGAGGCCGGGCCGGCTGGCGCGGAAGATTGTGGATGAGCTTGACCAGGTCAAAGCCATCGTCGAGCCGAGCGCGACTGAGCAGGCAGCGTCGATCTATCGGGACGTGCGTCGAATGCGGTTGAAGGCAAGAGCGGCGGAGAGGTCCTCGAGGGAGGACAAGAAGAGGCAGGGGAGGTTGTTGTGAAAATCGTTCCTACTCTGATGATAATGCCTGCCTTGAGTCTGAGACAGCCTTGGGCCTGGCTGGTCGTCAACGGATTTAAGCCGATAGAAAATCGGGTTTGGTCCACGCGATTTCGCGGCAAATTCTTTGTCCATGCCGCGGCCAAGATGACGTCTGAGGATTATGAGGCATGCCGCATTTTCATTGATGGCTTCAGTTCAATCGAACTGCCTGAACCTCAAGATCTGATTAAAGGAGGAATTGTTGGAGAGGCAAAACTGGTTGACTGCGTCAAATCGCACGAAAGCCCATGGTTCACTGGGCCATATGGCTTTGTGCTGGAAGAGAGCGCGGGATTGCCCACGGTTCGCTGCCCTGGAGCATTAGGATTCTATGACCCAGAAACCCTGAAGAGGCTCGCATGACTGCTCCTTTGCCGGGTGCGAAAATCAAGTTCCCCAGGAGTGAAGCGATTGATGTGGCGCGCGAGATTGTCGAGGCGCTGAAGCCGGTTTGCCACAAGCTCATCGTTGCGGGCTCTTTGCGCAGGAGGAAGCAGGAGGTGGGCGACGTGGAAATCCTCTACATTCCAATGCTGAGCGAGGTCGCGGATGGGCTGTTTGATAAGCGGAGTGTGAATGAGGCGGACGAGGCGATAATCAGTCTTTTGCGCTGCGGGATAATCCATCCGCGCGTTAACTGCCGGGGGACCATCAGTTGGGGACTGAAAAACAAATACGCGCGCCACCGCGCCAGCGGGATCCCAGTGGATCTGTTCATGGCGACGGAAAGGAATTGGTTTAATTACCTCGTCTGCAGGACGGGAAGCGCAGAGTCGAATATCCGGCTGGCTTCGTCTGCTCAAAAGAAGGGTTGGAAGTGGCATCCTTATCGAGACGGATTCACCAATGAGTCCGGCGACCTGGTCCGAGCGGAATCGGAGCATCAGGTGTTCAGCCTGGCGGGCTTGCCCTATCTGGAACCTTGGAAGCGCTGAGACTATGACCTGTCCAGACTGCGGAACTACGCTGAGCAATCACGGCGCCGAGAGCCAGGGCGATGGGGACATTTACGACGTCTGGTACTGCATCGACTGCCACTGTGTGAAGTATCACGTGCATGCGAAGTATTGCGACTGCCAGGCCTGCCGCGAGCGATTCAAAGGGAAGGACGGCGATGGGGGCGTTTATATCCAACGCGTCCACGACGAACCTATTTGCGACTTTTGGGAGCCCTATTGACAGATGTTGAGCCGCGCCCAGCAAATCTTAATCAAGCGTGCGCAGGCCGAAGCGGGTTTGAACGATGCGGACTACCGGCAGGCGATTGCAGATGTGACAGGCCTGGCCGATTGCCGATCGAGCAAGGACGGCCGGCTGATGGACGCGCACATGGACCATTTGCTTTCCTATTTTGAAGCCATCTATTGGAAGGGAAAAACCGCGCCTGGCAAAATCTTCAGGGAGCCAGGCTTTTGGACTTCGAGGAATCGGCGCGGCAACACGAGTCGGGATAGGTTCACCGAGCAGGATTTGTCAGCGCGCATCGCCGGCGCTGAGGCGCAGCTCGCGGAGCTCGGGTTCGGAGATGGCTACGCGCGCGCCATATACAGGAAGATCGTCCCTTATTCTCACAGAGCTTACCTGGCGGCTTTGGAGCGCACATTGAAGGCAAAACGGAGAGCTGTAGCGACGGCGGACTGCCCTTTTTGAGAGTATGGCTTCACAGGTCGAACTTTGCTTTCGAGCGCAGGGTGGCGGCGTTTCTCAAAACGAAAAGCTGGCAGCCTATTTCCGCGCCCGCCCGAACGAGTGGCTACCGATGCCGGAGTTGGCCAAAATAATCACGCCAACGGGCATCGGGGCGGCGGTGCATAGCCGCGTAGCGGATTGCCGAAAGAAATTCAAAATGAACATCCTTCATCGGGGTGGGAAAACGGCGGCAGGAATGGCGATTTCGGAGTATCTTTTTGACCCCTTGCATGGCCCGGAAACGATGGTTGCAGAGCCCTTGTAAAGCCTGGTTAAACGGGACGTTTTTGGTCTTCCTTTTGGGCCGTGTTGGCACTCCATTTGAGCTCTGGTCGTCTCTAATTATACCTAGACTACATTACCGTTAACGCTGGGACACGTACTTCCATCTTTTGTCCCGACTTTCATCTTTTTGTTCTCTGTACAGTAGAA